AAACAACCTAAATCACCCTCAAAATCAAGTCCTAAATCACCAGTAAAATCAAGTCCTAAATCACCAGTAAAATCAAGTCCTAAATCACCAGTAAAATCAAGTCCTAAATCACCAGTAAAATCAAGTCCTAAATCACCGTCAAAAACAACTGCTAAACCAACAAGAGAACAGCCAAAAAGAAAGAGCAAAGCATCACCAACGAGCCCAAAAGCACCACCACCAAAAAGACAACAATATGCCCCCGTGAGACCCGGGCAAGTTGAAACTTCTAGAAATAGACAATTGGCACTTACAGGAGATGCCTATAAAAATGAACTATCTGTATTGGCATACAAAGACTCAACGCTTGGAACAGATAAAATTATACAAAATATGATGCAACAAATACCAGATTTAAAAATAGGTACCATATCTGGTAAAACATCAGACCAATTTAATATACAATCTGGAAATCTCGGGTTTGTATTCTACGATGAACCCGATAGAGACCCTAGTGAACCAGGGTATACGCCATCGGTAACGTCTCAAGAAGAAGCACTTAGTGTCTTTTATTTTACACCAAGTACGCCTTTTACCGATAAGAAAAAACATCAGTGTTTGGGAATTTTATACGACGGTAGAAGGTTAAAAATAAAAAAGATTGGTTTAAATCCCGGAACCAATATGCCTTTTCTATACGTAGAAGACCCTGTATTTGGTGATAAAGGCAAAACCGCTCAACAAACCAAATGGTACGGTGTATTTACAATTAAGGAAATGGAACAGCGGCACAAGACACCGTTCAGGACCCCGACCAGGAACTCATGGATTTTTTTAGTTTCGGAAAAAAAAGGAACAAGATGAATAAAAGGAACAAAATGAACGGTGTTCTGGAAAATGAAATCCGTTACCTAAAAAATTTAAAGTGTTAATTCACTACCACGAGGTACAAAAGTTCCACCGGTATAATCGTAAAGCGTTTCACCTTGAACCAAAATGATACCAAGGTTTTTCGCATTACTTTTAACAGTTTGGCCAAAATTGATAATCACACCTGTCGGTATATTGTGCTGGGACATATAATTGCGGGTCTGAATAACTGCGTCGTTATTTAAAACATTAACGGCTTTTAGTTCAATGATAACATTTTCCAATTTTAAATCAACCCGTCCATGTCCAATACAAGAACCCTTATAAAAGACTGGTGTAATAACTTCTGATTCGTATTGTATTCCACTAAGTCGTAGAGCAACTTCAAAAGCACGATGATAAATAACTTCGTTATATCCCGGTCCCAATGAAACGTAAATATCATTGGATATCGCTACGAGCTGGTTAACGAGGTTCTCCATTTTATTTAAAAGTTAAGGCATTTTTTTAAATAATTTTAAGGCAAATTAAAGAATATTTCAACAACTTTAACAAAAGATGTTGAAAACTCAATTTTTAAAAAATTTAACAAAAGGTTCGTGAAAACCCCCAATTTTAAAAAATTTTTAAGTTTTTACGTCCATGCCCAGATTCGAACTGGGGTGAATTGGTGCATGTACACACAGTATTTAACCAGGTATAACAGCCAAACATATTAACCACTATATGACACGGACAATTAATATAATAATCAAATCTTTAAGTTGATTTCACTTTTTATTCTCTAAATTTCCAAATAAATCCGCCGCAAGTTTTGTATCTACCTTTACAACAATTTCTCAAATTGTTAGGGTCTATATTATGTTTTCGCGCACCGTCTGCGATACTATCAAAACTATGTATTAATTCGTCATCTAAATTATAACAATCGACTTTTCTTTTATTTTTCATATTCCTGACCATTTTTTCTTTTACTGAATCTGGTTTTTTTTTACCAAATTGTCCATTATTCGCACCTGAACGCTTTTTACTAAATTCCTTTTTCTGTTCATCCGATAAATTAGAATAATATAAACGTACAGAATCACCTATTTTCTTTTTTGTTTCTTGGTTTTGCCTACCATTATTACCAGCTTCACGTAAATTATACCCATTTGGAACTAACACATTGTACTTTTCCATGTATTCTTTTTCATACTTATCGCAATCACTATCAAAACAAATACATATTATTTGAAACTTAAAGTTATCTTTTCCATACTTTTGTAAGGCACGCTTAAGATAAGTACAGTTACTACCCTTTTTAAAATGACCTTTCCATCTTTCGTAAATGTCATTTTCTAAAGTTTGACCTACGTATTTTTTATTATCTAATTTATTAGTTATAAGATAAATGTAACCCATTTTAATTTAAATACGCACCTATTTTTAAACTACTTTGTTTTCCAAAACACCGATTCTCTCCATTAAAAGAATATTTAGACGCCGGAGATGGTTAATTTCATTTTCAAGTCTGTTGATTTTAATAATGTGGTCTTTTTGGTCTTTATTGGTTTCCCATAAAACATGGCATTGTGACTTTTGATGTGATTTTAACGTAGCTGTTGTTTTATATACCTTGTTATTGCACGGATAAACAAGTTGCTGGCATATTTCCATTTTATCTTGTTTAAAAAACACGCGTTTCCTTAAATTAATGTCTCAAACAAACTCAACTAAACGCCTTGTTTGAAACCTTATGGTTTTTTAAAGCACAGTGTGCTTTTAGTCTCAACCACCCGAGTCGAACGGATATAGTACAGATTGCTTTGATAAAATAAATTATCACTAATAATGATTTAAATCACTACAGTCTGCTTCATTGCCATTATGATAGGTTGAGGATGTCCCATACCGGGCTTGAACCGGTGACCTCTGCTTCGCTACGAAAGATTGACCTTTCAAAGGGCATACACTTCATGTATAAGAGCAACGCTCTGACCAACTGAGCTAATGAGACAATTAAATATATAACCAAATCTTTAAGTAAATTTTAATTTTAACTTTTAATTGGTAATTTAATTGGTAACCATAATTTCCTTGGCCGTTAATTGGTAAGAATATTCATTAAAATTATTTATCCATAGTTTATCAAGACTGAGTAGGCATATTACCTCCATGGATTCCTCAAGATGATAATAATTGAATAGTGCGTCGTCTCGGTAGACTTTTACTAAAGGGTTTTGACTTTTGGTAAAAGGTATTTTTATGGTAACCATATTTTCGTTGAATACACTTTTTATGGGATTGTCGGTTTCCGGTGCCAAGCATTTCTCAATTTCCAAGATTTTAGTGTAAAATGTTTTACAAGCCAGTGTACTAAGGAGTTCCAGTATTATGTAATTATGGTCGTTTTTCTTCTCCACACGGCTTAATTTCATTTTGGGACTCTGGAATTCTAAGGAGTCGTCGCGGTACTTAACATTCACGATGGTCCCGTTGTTTAACTGAGTTTTATTGAAGGTAAATTGTTGGGGGTCGATTTCCTTAACACGGTATTTCATTTAATTTAAATTAAATTCATTATTTTAAATTAAAAAAATATTTAAGCAATTTATAAAAAATGGCATCTGTTCTAAAAGACGCGGGACGAGCGGTATTTGAAACAGCTGCAGCCCATCGTGGCAAAGTTGATACAGTTACTTTGTCAGTGGCCTTTGTGCTTTCAATTATGGTTATCAATAACTATCGCCAGTGTGAGGATGGAAAGGGTTACCCCAAAAGCCATACTTTTGTAAGCATGTCATACGCACTTGCTATCGTTTTACTTATCGCTTGTATTTTACTTTTTAGTTATGACCTTGCGATAATGGTAAAATTTAAATTTATGAGGTAAGTTTAACTTCACCAACCATTGATTCCATAATTTCCGACGCCGATACACCAACGCCTTCTTCGCTCATTTCAGTGATGTCACGAATGCGTGTTTCGTCATCTGATAATTCAAGTGGCTGTTCGGCCTTAATCATTTCACCTTGAGACTCTTCCTCAATACGACGGAGAGCTGCCCTACGTGCTTCATCGGCAGCCTGTTGAACCATTTCGCGCTTACGCTCCTCAAAATGTTCCTTGGCATAAATTTGATTCTTACGATATTCGCTAATGATACCATTGAGTGTCTCGTCTTGGTAAGTCTGATCGGAAACCATCTCCGGGTCTGGTGGGACTAGGCACCAGTTGTACATATCACAAATAAAAATGTCAAATGTCGGGTCCAGACGGATAAGACGTTTTACATGTTCTACTGCCTCATCGCGATGTTCAAAGCAACCACGGATTTTCATACCAATGCTCTGGCACTTTTGGTTGCTTGTTGGCGAAACAAATGAAACACAAGCCCAGTTTTGACCAGGTACCTTGATTGTGTCTGTTTCAAGATTTGCCTCCTTTGAGTCAGTTGCCTTGTGGATTGCCTCAGTGAGGGCACGTACCTTGGCGAGTTTGTCTTCGGGGAGCTCATCCCAGGGGTCTAAACGTTTGAGGGGTGTTTCTTCCATTTCTGTAATTTTTTAATTTGCCAATTCTTTAAATTAAATTATCTTAAATTAAATTGACGGTATAAATTCCCATTCAAGGTCGTTACAGATACCTCTCCATATCAAGTCGTGTTCATACAACCGTTCCCTATTTTTTAACAATGGAAAATAATTTAAAAACTCATCTTTACCCAGCAGTTCGCACATCTTGAAAAATGTGTAATTGTAATTCAAAAAATTCTTCCGGAGAGGACAAACTATCTTGGAATATTTCTCAAATGGAACCTGGATTTCATCAAACATAATTTTAAGCTGCTGTTCAAGTTCTGGTGTAAGTTTGGGTGCCTTTAATCCACAAAATTCATTAATTATAGTAGGTATATGTTCGTAGTACTTATTGTATTTTAATTTTTTTAGATAACTCTGTACAAGAGTATTTGTAAATTGTTCGGGGCGTGTTATACCGTACTTTTTAAATTCCATACTCAGGTCTTTTATTATACAAACAGGTATAGTAGTGTTTTCTTTGGCCTGAAGCTGATTTAAACATTCCTGGAAATGGTTTTTACGGTCATAGTTAAATACAATAACTTGTTCTAAATTTTCGTTGTACACAGGTACATTTTCATTATGTAATATAATGTGCTGGGTTGCACCGCAGTTTATACACAACTCGCTGCTTGTTTTGTAATCGTAAATAAGTTTTTCACCATCACATCCACATTTTACGCAATTAGGTGCTTTTGAACTAACCGCATTTACAATTTCCTTGAGTTCTGGATTAAACTTTTGGATGTAATTGTTGTATGTTTCTATCTTTGAATTGTTTACACGCGATGTATAAAAAGAATCCATTTGTCCTTTATTTAGGTTTTCTTCATACAGCCCGTCCTTGTTGGCATTTATAGTCTCAAAAAAATCAAGAAGGTATTCATTTAATTCTGTATCATTTTCTATTTTGTCTATAAGCGCTTGTAGTTCTACAATTTGTTTATAATTGGTACCCCGATTTTTTTCTAAACATTCAAGCTGAGATTTGTAAACAGGTAACCGCTTCTTTTCTGTTTCAAAGTATTCTATCTTTTTTTCGTGAAGGTCATATATATTTGTACGAGTGTCTGAAACCGCATCTTTTTTCGCAAGTTTAAACGTCGCCATTATCATCTAAAAGAGGTTTATTCTTTAATTAATTTAAATTAAGTTAATTAAAATAAAATAAAATGGTAAATTAAATGAATTATTACAACAGTGTACTCAATTTTTTCAATGGAACCAGTCAGTCAAAACCTGAACGCATGGAGTACGCAACTGTAAATACCTTTAATTCAATAAATATACCTTACGCCGATTATCTCTTACCTTCAAATAGCCTAAACAGACAAGGTGCTCCACCGGCAGGTACATTTGGCACAAATTCAAGAGAGCGAATGGGACAAGTTGCACAGCCTGTCGATTTAATAGCACAACAAAATTCACAAACAACCCGCTCAATCGATAACTATTTTTTAAACAACACCGAGTACCCAAGTGGAATACCACAGAAAAATGTGTACACAGACAATCTTGCCGATACTACTTTACAGGCAGCACGACCAAGCACAAATTACGGTATATCACAGAACCAGGTATACACTAACAACAATAACCAGGTTGTACACTCTACCGGTAATAAACCGGTCCAGAATTATTACATATCACTTGCATCTGAGAGTCTCCATGTCAAACCAGACCCACTTATGAGAGTTTTCTTTAGCGACGATAACATAAATTATCTTAGAAATCAAGTTGTCAAAAAAGTTAAACAAATTACCGCCGATTCAGGTGTAGCCGGTGATAAAGAGGGTGTAACTATAAAAACCCCAAATATGGATGATTTCTTTTATTATATGGTCAATATATTTCAAAACTACAAAATCCATAACGGGAGTATTTGTTTCGTAGCTCTTAAAAACCAAGGAGATTTAAAATCTGATATAGCAAAATTGAATACAAACGTATTACAAGAATACGTGTCAAAAATGGTATCACAGATTAATATGTATATTTACTATTACCGCGACGCTTCCCAGTTACCTGAACAATTGAGTCGCCCAACATACACGGCAATGAAAGGCAGCAAATCACTTGAATACAATACCGGTTTTACATCTGGTAATAGTATTGGTATCGCCAGTTATAACCAGGTTGGTAATATAATTTAATCGTTTTTAATCGTTTTTAAATAAATTATTCAAAATAATTTCCAGGCATCATGGGTTCGTGGGATTGTTCTCCATACTTAATACAAAAAAAGATAAGAATACTTACTACCAGCGATGGTATAATTGATTTTACATTAAATGTTAACGTCTCTTCTTTGCTGTTAATATTTGATATAATAAACGTCATTACCAAAAAGGTGACAAAAGGTAAAGCGTATATCCACATTTTTATAAAATAACCTCATTTTTAATTTCCTATCAAAAAAACGAATAACTTCCATTTTGGGAAGGTTGTTGTTGTTGGGGAACTTGAGGTGGTGGGGGTGGTTGGTGTTGAACCTGTTGAACTTGTGGTTGCTGTGGTGGCGGTGGTTGGGGATAAAATTGCTGTGGTGGTGGCTGTGAGGGTTGCGGGGGTGGAGGTGAAGAGTTAAAAGGAGACAAATGGGGAATTGGTTCAGATGGGAGTTCTTCGTCTAATTCTGGTTCACCACCTGGTAGACCGGGTTCGTTGTTATCATCGTCATCAGGGATAAACTGACTCTTTAATCCATCCAGGTTAAATGATTTTACACGGTCTTTATCTGGGTCTGGTTCATCATCCTCAAAATCACTCTCATCACTTGGAAGGTCATTGTTGTTTATGGATTCTTCATCGCTATCGGAAACACTCCCTTCGGTAGTATCTGATTCACCATCACCAAATTCGGCATTGTCGTTAAGAGCGTCTGCTAAATATTTTTGTAGAATGTCATCAAATGGAAGCATCTGGCGTATAGTTTCATCTACAGCGGCGTCGATAATTTGTTTTACGTGATATTTATTTTGTTGTACGTCCCTATTTTTATGGTAGAACAAAAAAGGGTCATAAAATATTTGATGGGCTGCCTCGATATAAATTGAATGAATAAAGATATCACTGGTTGGTATTTTTACACGTATGTCTTCACGACTTCCCTTCAAACGAACACTTGCTAAAATCTTTACGTTTGTTACAAATATAGCTGTAACGATATCCATAATGTATGGACATTTGCGTTTAATTCGTTTTGATTCCTCTTGTAGAATAGTCTGATTCCATTGCGGAATTTGTTTGAGTAGTTCCTGGAATTTCCATATAACTTGTCTTCCGCCTGAAAGTTTTAAAGCATCTTGGTAAATACTATTGAATCCCTGAATTAACAGGGGTACCAAAATACATTTTAACTGGTCAATGTATTCATCGCGCGCTGCAACCAAGACGCTGATATTTAATGTTTTGCTCATTTTACTTTACATTTAAATAAATATGTAAAATATTACGAATTAAAAAAAAATAAATGTAATTGTAAGATGATTGGTAGTTTAGAGACGAAAAGAAAGGTTGCGGGTAATTTATCTGATTTAGACGCCAATGGATATTACAATAAAACTATCCATACCTGCGTATTAAAATTACACTTACCTTTAGAAATAATCAACGATATTTATAAAAACTTACATAAGAAAAATGAAGTATCAGGTGTTTTTTATGTTGACGAAAATGACAAGGTAAAGTATGTGGACAAAAACGAAGGCGATACCGGAAGCGTATTTACTCCAAATAATGTAATTAACTACCATACACACCCTATTAATGCTTACCGTGGAGGGAAAACAGCACTTGGTTGTCACAGTGGAGAAGATGTTCGCGAAACCATTAAATTTGCTATGGCGGGTAATAAAGCACATATCGTATTTACAGTAGAAGGGCTTTACGTTATTCAAGTAAGTCCTTGCAAACTTAAAAAACTGAAAGAGCTTTTAGATGACAAGGAACGTGGTATTTTGATATTTGCAATTGAAGAGTATTTTAAAACAATTCACGATTTTCGTTGCGTAGATGAATTAAATAAACTAAACTCAAATGGAATTTGTATTACACCGTATTCATTTGTTGATTTTACAAATACATTTGATATACCCAATTTGTTATCTGAAAAACGAACGGTTTATAAAAAATGCCAAGAAATTCCTATCCATAAAGCCGGACATTCGAGTATAAATAGCCCAAACAATAGTAAACTATATACCCGGATGGACACCAACGCAACATTTAGTAAAATCCCCAATGTTGGTTTTCCGGAAATAAATGACGACCACATAGTAACAAATCCGCTTTCCAAAACAATTTCACAAGAAGACTTTGACGATTTACGTTTAATTGATGTTAATGGCAAAGAAAGTGAATTTACTGGAAAAATAACAACAGGTGAGGTTACCAAGGTACTCCGGGAAATTGCACGAAAATTCGAGAGTACTACTTGTAATATAGAATGGAATAATAACCCAAACGCATGGTTTTTTGTAAATTTCTTTCCAACACAGCACTACATTAATGACTCACATAAAAAAAATAATAAATACATTATGCCTCAAAATGAAACAAATGAATTACATTTACCACACGAACCTTTTATTCGTATATTTTCGGATAGCAAAACGGGATGCAAAATTACCAAAATAGCCAAAACCCATAATTTCAATATGGGGCGGCGTTTCCATTACTTTGGTACGAAATGTTCAAAAAGCACCAGGGACACATTTGGTTTTGGAGCTAAAAAACATACTTTAACTTATCACACTTTAACGAGAGACATTAATTACTTAAACACACTTTAATGAAAATAAACTTGTTTTGCTTTCTTTAGTTCGGGTATTTCCGGGTAACATTGTAACAAGTAATTTCTAAATCTGGTACCCGATTTTTCCCGGCTATAATTTCGTTTCCACCAATTTATCGGGTGCATCGTTCTTTTTAAGAACCTGTTTAAATGGTATTTAATATCGTACTGGTCTGTGAAAAGTTCTCCTGTCTCGTCATTTATATACTTAGTTCCGCATATTATTGCTCTATTCATAAACACAGGTATATCTTTTGATAAGGCTTCAGTTATAACACGCGGCGATGCATCGTATATATTTGGAACAAAAAGGTACCTAGATTGTTTTAATCTTTCTTGGAAATCATTATATGGTAACATACCAACTACCTCTATGTTTTTGGGGTATTTTTCTTCAAGTCCGCAATTTAAACGTCCAACAACCAGTATTTTCAGATTAAACTCATTTACCATAATGGGAAAACATTTTAATGCCAAATCAAAATTACGATTAATAGCATTCCATCCTGTTAATGGACAACTGTCTTTATTGTCGTGTAAACAGCTATAAATAAAATCATATTTTTTAGGTGTACTATTTTCTTTTGCATCTACGAAATCAGATTCACTCATTTCCAATAAATTGTTGTAGTCGGTAAACGTGTATTCTTTGGGGTTTTTAAAACACGATACCCAGTTTTTTATTTCTTTTGTGTATTCAAATTTATCATTAAGTGTTTGGTGGTCTACCGTTCCGTCTGAAATAGGTTTCGGAAATGTTTTATAGGAAGTATATCCAATAACCTTAATACCATTGGCGATATATTCACGGTATTTATTAACCATTTCAGGTGTGCTTAAAAACGCAGTCAACGCAATTACAGGAATTACATTTCTATTTTCATCGCTCAACAATCTAAATGGAACTATTTCTGAAAATTTTCTTTGCGATTCTTTTTGCAAATAAGTATTAACTGGTATAAATTGAGAATTTCGCCTTGATAAGAAGACACCCAAACCCAAAAGTACCAAAAGTACCAAAATTACCAAAATCATAAAATTTACTCTAACCTTTTTCATTTTAATTTACCTCTTTATTTTTTTATTAACTAATATACCCTGCTGAAGGCATTCCCAAACCTGTAAATGTATTATTAGGGTAATTGAGTGATATGTTATTGAGATACTGGTCAAATACAGCTTTGCTACCTCCATAACTTGTAATTGGCACTGGTTCCTTTCCGATATCCTCAGGTGTATATTGTATACCAGCCAAGGTATTAACACCGTTGGACCATTCAAGACCAGGGTTGTGAATACCTTTATCCATATCTAAAACGTAAGCATTTGTACTTGCACGTGAAGGGTCGCTTTTCCATGTGTCGTTGTAAGCGCCCTTGACGTACTTGTTTTCAGGAAGTGGTTTCATATTTGTGTAGCTAAAATCAGTAGGTGTATCAACTCCATAAAAGGCTGGTATTTCACCCTTGTTATCCGGGTCCCAGATAACATGTAGAGGATTGGTAAACAATGGTGCTATCTGATAACTTGCTGTGTACCTGTTTTCTATACCATTTACATTTTTACCTAATAACTGGGAATAACCTGCAAGAGTTCCACTATCTTTTTCAAGGTTAAAATCAAACTTAAGTGCGTTTGATGTTGGTTGTGAAATAAGGCGATAATTTTGAAATCTCGCCCCGTCGGGTAGACTTCCACGGAATGTACCAGGTCCATCTACATGCGAATCTGTTACTGGTTTGGTATTTTTACCTATCGCGGAGTCAGGGTTTTGTAAACTTTGTCCATTTATTCCGGTTGGTGCTGCTCCATTAAAATGGGAATACTCTACGGCCGTGCGTAATCCAAAGTTTGTTGCACCTCCAATACGAACCTGTTGACCATTAATATTAGTATAAGTCGGTATAAATTTTGAGTAATCTTCAGGTGCCTTTGTAACAGGTGCGGTAGTTCCGTTATAACTGTAAAGCGTAGTTTCCTTCATAGTCGGCCTCACTACGTCTTGAAGACGGTTTTGGAATTGCTTTGACTGAATACTCGTTACGTTCATTTGAGTCTCAGCCGTTGCCGAAAGTTCACCACGGTCGGTTTCCTTCGCATAAATACCTGTGCGGTCTTGTTCTGCCTTGGGAAATCCACCTGACAAAAAACCTTCAGGTTGGGGATTTAAATTGTAGTCGCTTTTTGATTTAAGTGAATAATTGTAACTTCCATTCCATTTCTCG